CCTCCTTTTCCGCCTCTTCCACGATCTTGTTCATCGTGGAATGGGAGTCCTGCGTCAGACGTTGATTGTCCGACTTGGTTTCATCCACCACTGCGAAGTAGGCTTTGCGCTGCTCGGCTACGGCCTGGTTTGCCCGCTGGACGACGGCTTGATTGGCGCGGTCCTCCTCCTCAATCCGCTGCTGGTTGGTGGCGGCAACCGCGGCCAGCCGTCCCTTTTCGACCCGGTTGAACTCCTCCTCCACCTGCCGGATGCCCTGAATGATCCGGGTGTCGGCGAAGTTGAATGCGGCATAGGCCGTCAAGCCCACCAGCAAACCATTGATGGCAAGTCCCAAGGGGCCAAGCCCCAAGGCCGCCAGCCGCGCGCTCGTTGCCACTGCGCCCGTTTGGACGGCGAAACCGGCGAAGGCGGTCACGGCCACACCCAGGACAGGTATCAACGCCTTGACGGCCGCACCGATGGCATCCGCACCGCCGACAAAACCCAAGGACTTGCTGGCCGCTTCGACCAGCGCGGCACCCAAGTCCGTCGTCAGGAAGGTCTTCAGCTTGTTCATCTCCGCGAGCGTCTTCTGCGCATCGCTTTCGATGAACAGTTTGTACTTCTCGTTGAAGGCGGCAACCGTCGTCTCATGGAGATGTTGGAGGGAGCCCGCCGTCCGCTTTCCATCGTCATCCGTCTCGCGCAGGGCACCGCTGATGGCCCGCACGTTGGGGATCAACTTGGCGAACGCGGCCAAGTTCCCGTCCGTACTGTCGCGCAGCCTGACTAAGGCCCCTTCCAGGCCCAAGGCCGCAACCATCTGCGCACCGGACTCGAAGCCCTCGCTGCGCAGTTCCTTCTGCAAATCCTGCGAGGGCTTGATAAGGGCCATCATCGCCGAGCGCAGCGCCGTGGCGGCCTCGGCCGGCTTGACGCCCGAGATCGTCAACGTGACCATCATGGCGCTCAGTTCATCCAGCCCCACGCCAAGTTCCGAGGACACGGCCGTCACGCGGCCGAGCACCGAGGCCAATTCCTCACCCCGCACGCGGCCGACCTGGATCGCGCCGAAGAACTTCGCCGCCACCTCCTCAGCCTGGCTGGAACTCATGCGGTAGGCGTTCAACGTGCCGGCGACCAGGTTCACCGCCGCTCCGGCGTCCATCACGGCCACCTTGGAGAGCTTGAAGGCCGCCGTCAGCACGTCCGTCTGCTGCGCGGTGCTTGTGAATTGGTTCGAGATCGCCTGGTACTGCGCCTCGGCGGCCTGGGCCAGGGGGATGTTGAACTCGCGGGACAACTCGGCCAAGTGCTGCGAGATCGAATCCAAGCTGGTGTTGACGCCGGGCGCGACGGATTGAATCTCGGCCACGCGGGTCATAAACTCCAGGTTGGAGTTGAACGCCTCTGACATTGCGTCGCGCAGGGCACTCAGCGCCCGCACAATGGCCTGCGTCATCACGACCCGGCTGAGCGTCTCCCAGGACACGATGAACTTGGCCGCCGCCTTGTCGGCTTCTTCGATCGGCCCCTTGTCGATCTGTGGCGTGACCTTCGGCACTTTCGCAGGGGTGACCTCGGTGGCCGGCTGACCGGGCGCTTGCGCAGGGCCGTGGGCAGGCCCGTGGGCAGCCTGCTGCGCGCCGAAGGCCGATGCCAGCTTGGCCATCGCGGCGGCGGCCAGGGTGGCATTCGAGGCTATGTCCTTCAGGACTTGCACGGTCTCGCCGGCCTTGGCATTCCAGGTCGCCATCGCCTCGCCCAGGGAACCCAAGCTGGCCTCAAAGCCGCCGAAGGCGCTATCCATCCTCGCCAAGGCGTCCAGGGCGGCCGAGGCATCGAATCCCAACTGTTGGATGATTTCATCGGCCATGACCTACACCTTGATCTTCGTGGACTTCAAGCACTCGAAGGGATTGGGCAATCGCACCGTTGCCGCAGCCTTGCGGAACGCCGCCTCCCCCTTCTTCTGAAAGTCATAGGGGCCGGGTTTCCTGAGATGGAAGCCCCATTGCGTGGCGTCGAAATACTCGTTGATAATCAGCCACGGAAGGGTCGTCTGGTACGTGAAGACGTAGCGCCCCTTCATCTCGTCGGCTTCCAGAGAACCGCTGCTTTCCGACACACCACGACTGATGCGGCTGGGGGCCACGGGAAAAATCGGGATGTTGTACTCGATGTTGCGGGCCAGCGCCAGGAACGTGGCCCGTGATGCACCGCTCCACACCGGCACTTCCGCCATCACCGTTGCTTCCAACCACTCCATGAGCGCCTGGGCGATGGCCTCCCGCAGGTGCTTGTCCAACACCCGGCGGTACTTATCCAAGTCAATGCGAGGCGCGCGGAGAGTGCCAGTGAATTTCATGGTCGGGAACCTCCGCATCAGGCCACGCCGGGCATCCTTGCCCCCAGCAGGCGAGCCTCCCGCTCGGACTCGTCGTAAGCCCGTGTCTGCTCGAAGGCCACAAGCAGGGCTTGCGTCTGCACGCTGCAATCGTCCCATGCGGGCCTGACACCGGGTGGCAGCACGCCTACGCGCTCGCAGGCGCACCAGACGGAGTATTCGGCGGTGCGGTGGGGAGGCCAGAGGATGTGGCTTTCGTTGCCTCCCCAGCAAGAAAAACCTCGCGGGCCTTCTTCAACTTGGCGTCGTCCAGGCAGTTGGCCTCCAGCACCAGGTTCATCACCCGCTGGCACTCGATGTCGCTCAGTCCGCCACCGCGGAGGTCCGTGGACCAGTTCTTCCACGTGCTGGGATCGGCCAGGTTGACCGTATCCCACTCGACTTGACTTGGCTCCAGCGACTTGGCCACCATGTAGCCGAGCCGCTTCTGGCCCCATTCGGCAATGACCTGTTGGTAGGTCGGGTCGTCCGCCAAGGGCACCCAGCCGTCGCGGGTCATTTTCCCCGGCGGGGTCGGCCGCGGGCAGAGGGCCTCGAACTCGTCCATGCTCGACACGGGTCCGGCGCGGAACACGATCTGCTGGTCGCCACGAGGCAGGACCAGGAACACTTCAGTGGGCAGGCTAGTGGGATCGATACCGCCGATCTTCATTAGGTTTCTCCCTCGAAAACAGGAAAAGAAAGAACGGCAGCGCCGGTAATCTGCCGGCGCTGCCGGCTAGCCTAGCGGCTAGCGCAACCGGCCTTATTGATGCCGACGCCGCCAATGATCCCGCTTCGTGGCCATTTGGCCGCTCGTCGCGAACATTGGCAGCACAAGGCTCAATAAAGGACCGGGGAGTCGTTACAGGTTGTCAACGTCCGAGCCGCGGTAGACGGTCGGCTCCTTGACATTGCACTTGCCGGACAGCACGATGGTCGCCGCGCTGTAGTTGATCTCGCGGGTCTCGGCCCGGAACATCGGAAACACGGTCGCCTCCCGATTGACCGGGGCGCACGGCGGATCGTACTCCACCAGGATGTCGATGGAGTATGGTTCGCACTGGTCAGGTGCCGAACTGACCCACTCAACGGCGCTGTTCATGCCTTTCAGGGCGTCCATCGGACAAACGGCATCGCTGGTGCCGCTGGTGATGTGCTCGTACACGGCGTCCAGCTTCACGTCCATCGGCACGTCCTTCGGCTCGCGCACCGTGTCCAAGAGTCCGCGGTCGAGCAGGTAGGCGTAGTCCCGGTGCTCGGTGTAGGTCAGGTTCCCCTCACCGATCTTGACGTATATCTGCTGCGGCTTGAAAGTCAGGGCGGCAAGGGTAAGGTACGTGCCTGCGCCGAGGGCCGGCGTGAAAGTGATGGCCGTGGTCAGATTGCCGCCGGTGGGCACGGTGCCGAGCACCGTTTCCGCGATGGCGACATAGGCACCAGCGCCAATCAACTCCGAGATGTCCGCCGTCAGAATGGCCTGCGGCGCGTTGGCCAGCGTGCCTTGGAACACCACCGTCCAGGAACCAAGCGTCCCCGTCACGCTGACATTCGCCGAAGCGCCCACCAGCGGCAGCAATGCCGCCGCGACTGCCGTTGCATCGGCGTTATAGGCAATCTCGACCGACTCCGCCCCTCCCCACAGCAGCTTGAACGTGCCGCCCGTGGCATTGGTCACCGCCACCGTCTGCGTCTCGTTCGCCCCGCCGCTGCCCGAGCCTTGCACGCGGGCCGTGACCGTGTGGTCGATCGGCACCGTCTCGCCGGCGATACGGAAGCGAGCGCCCACCGGAACCACCTGCGGGTTGAGGCTGTTGAGCGATACCGAAGAGATGGCGGTAAGACTGGTCGCGCCGGCGATCGGCACGGTCACCGGACCAATCGCGGTTCCGTTCAAGCCATCCTGGAAACGGATGGTGCAGTATTTGAGTTCGATACGGGCCATAGCTGTTGATCTCCTGTTGGCTGCCTGTCAAGGTATGTAGGCAACGTAGCGGGCGTCGATCATCACCTGCTTCTGCCGGTCCGTCTGATCGGTTTGCCCAAAGTGAAAAACACGCACTGCATCGTTACGTCCCGTGCGAGGCAGCAAGCAGCCCACAAGGCTGCCGTCGTCGCCTGGCTGGTCACCGAGCCGCAACATGGCAATGGGACTGTCCAATGCCGTGTGGAACTGCCCGACAGTCTTGAGGATGTCGTACTGGTTGGCGTTGATCTCGTAGCGGCTCGTGAAGAGCAGATTGATGTCCACGGCCAGTTCGTGGTAATCGCGTTCCTTTTCCATGCTCAGTCGTCGCGTGAAAGGGCCGGAAATGCGAATCTCGACCCGCGCGGGTGACTGCATGTAAGCGGTCGTCCGTTCATCCAGACCCTCCACCAAGGCCGGAATGGGGGCCGCCACAGCGAGTTGTTTCATCGCCGTCGCCACGGACGCGAATGCCCACCGTGCCCAATTGGGATCAGCCGCCATGTGAGCACCTATGGATTCGTGAGGTTGTCTGAAAGCGTAAGCTGATCGGAACTCGCGACTCGTATCGTCCGCATATCGCAGACTTCCACGCGCCCCTCCAGTTCCTTGGCGATCACCAACCAAGCCCTGCCGTACTCGTAGTCCGTGACGCTTTCGATGTCATAGTGCTTGTTGTTGAAGACGATCCAGTCATCCTTTTGCAGCACCAACTCGCGGGGAACCTCCGAGCGATCGAACAAAAAGTGCCGGCCGCCGGTGTCAAAAGAGGAGCCTTGGATGATCGCCCGGTTGGCCGCCATCGCCCCGGCATTCTGCCGCACCTCGCGTTGACGTTTCTCGGGAAGCACCACCACCCGCGGAATCTTCCACTGCGTGATCGTCCACGTCGTCTGGCCCGTCTCCGTGCTGGCAACGACCGAGAGCTTGCGGCGGACGACCAGCGTCACGCCGTGCTGACGCTCGTGGATGTACATCGACAACCGCATGAAGCGGTTGTGGATCGGGTTGGCCTGGTACATGGCGCTATCCCTAAGGGCACGTGTTGTTTCGCAGCGGGCAGTCGGAACGTTCGCTCAGCGATTTCTCCAAGCGTTCCATCATGCTCGTATTCAGCGTGATTACGTCCGTGCAGTGCTCGACCAGCGGCAATAACACCTCGCGCTGCTCGTCTTCCAGCTTCGTGATGCGGTCGCTCATCCGCAGTTCGCGGAGCCAGTTCTGCCAGAGGAAATACGCGACCACCAGCGCCAGCGGTCCGTACTGCTTGAGCAACACCAACAGATTGGACGCATCCATCGCGGGGTCTCCATCAGGGAAAGAAAAGGGCCACCCGGCCCGGATCGCTCCGGGCCGGGTGGATAGGTGCCTTGAGACAGATTCACGTCAGCCCTGGAGCACGACGCAGAGGTTGGTGTCCAAGACCGCGACACCCGCGAGGATGTCCAGGTTGACCACCGTGCCGCCGTTGGCGATGCTGTACTGCATCGAGACCCGCATGGCGATGTCGTTGTAGACGCCGACGTGCGAGAGCACGCCCATCGCGTTGTTGGGGATGGCCAGGGGACGGGTCACCAGGGCGATGGCGTTCCGGTGGAAGGCCATGTTGAGCGCGCCGGCCGGGCCGGGGAAGCACAGATCGGCGCTGTTGACCGTCTGCTCCAGCGGCCGATCCAGGTAGACCGTCTGCTGGCCGGCGCTCGACAGGTAGGACTCGATCACGGTGTAGGTCACGCGGCCCGAACCGGTGCCGAAAGCGACCATCTGCCCGATTTGCGGCGCGGTGTTCCAACCGGTCAGGACCATCCCTTCCACGTAGCCCGCGGGATAGGTCGCGCTCGCCGCGCACGACCGGTAAACCGTCAGCGCGGCAGAACCGGCCGTGGCATACTTGTTCACCTCGTTCAAGGTGATGGCCGTGGTGGCACCGCTGCCGGTGGTCGCGGCGGTGATGTAGGTCGGCTGGTCGTTGCCGGCCACGACGGCGAATTCGCCGACGCACACGGCGCGGTCGGCCAGGGTGACGGCCTGCGACCCGCCCAAACCGGCGGCCAGGGCGTTGGTGACCGTGCCCGTCGTGTCCGCGTCGCAGTTGGTGACGTAGACGCTGTTGACGTTCTGGTCCATGTAGGTGTCGAAGCCCAGAATCCGTCCCAGGGTGGCGCTTTCCAACGCCGTACCGAAGTCGCCGCGCATCTGGGCGGCGATGAACAGCTCGTTCTTCAACAGCGCCGTCTCGCTCACGGGGGCGAGCACCAGGTTGCGGCCTTCCAGCGGGGCCTTGTTGATGTTCAACTGCTCGCGGGCCTCCAACACGTAGTCCTTGCTGTTCTGGCAGGACAAGTTGAGCAGCCGGCCGACGCGCCCGCTGGGGCCACCGTTGGCCAGGGCCGGGGTCAAGAAGGCGTGGACGCGGCCCAAGACGGCGCGGTCCACCGAGCGGGCAATCGTCATCATGCCCGGCCGGAGATAGATGTCCACCAGGTCTTG